ATGTTATTCAAGAAATTGCGGGTACTAAAGTAGGAAGACCTAAAATTAACATTATAGGAGCTACTCGATATGGAAAATTAAAGTTTTTACTCAAAGAAGATTCTCAAATAATTTTTTCTCCTGGTCCTATTTATCATAAGTTAAGACGACTTTTAAAAGATTTCACAACAAACGACTATCTTCTATTGACAGGAGATCCTGCTATCATTCTTTTAGCAGGTATAATAGTTTCCGATGTAACTAATGGAAAATTTAAGCTACTTAAATGGGATAAGCAGGAATCAAAATATTACTCTATAGAATTTGATATTTATCAAAAAGAGGAACTGCCTTAATTCCACCATAATTCTTTGATAGAATACGTTTATGAATAAAGACAGACATTATTATAAACTTATAAATAGATTAGAACGTGCAGAAACATGGGCTAAATATTTTATAGAAACAGAAAGACAAATTGAGATTAGCGACAAAGTGACACGGGATCTTGGAAAAGAATCTCCTGTCATACATTTTTTGGCAAATTTAGTCATGCTTCCTACAATTTGCTTGACTTTTCTGAAAAAAGTGTTAGTATGGCAGTCGTATAAAAAATGTAAGAAAGAAATAGAAATATTAAGAAAGGAAATAGAAAAATATGAATAATCTTGCAGAACAAATGGAAAAGGATCAAGAAGAAATTCTTGATAAAACCGAGAATATAAAATCTTTAGCTTATCAAATTAAAAACTTACGAACGTTAGAAGATGAATTTAAATCTGATGAAGATGCTCTTAAAAATAAAAAAAAAGAATTAGACAGAATATCAGGAGAAGTTATTCCTACAATGCTAGCAGAGATGGGTTTATCCCAACTTAAATTAGCCGATGGATCTTCTGTCGATGTAAAACCGTTTTATAGTGCTACTATCTCTGTTCAGAACAAAGATAAAGCTTATAACTGGCTTCGTCAAAATGGCCTAGGGGATATTATTAAAAATGAAATCTCCGTCTCTTTCGGTCGTAACGAAGATAACAAGGCAGCAGAATATGCTGAACTTGCGAAGGGTCGTGGGTATCAACCGACACAAAAGCTGAAGGTTGAGCCTATGACTCTGAAAGCGCTAGTCCGTGAGCGTATCGAGGCAGGTAAAGACATGCCAACGGAAATTTTCAGCATATTTGTTGGAAATAAAACAATAATAAAAAGGAAACAATAACAATGAGTAAAGAAGGAACCACGAGAGAAGTAACCAAAAAAGTAGACGGTGCATTGGCTATCAATATATTTGAAACTGATGCAGATAAAGGTACTCAAAACATAACGCAAGAAGATCTTGCATTACCATTCTTAAAAGTTTTGATGCCTCTATCTCCTGAAGTTAATAAAAAAGATGGAAAATATGTTGAAGGATCAGGACCTGGCATGATTTTTAACAGCGTCACTAAAGAACTTTATGACGGTGATAAAGGTATAAATGTATTACCATGTCATTACCTTAAACAATATGTAGAATGGCAAGACCGTGGAATGAGCACTGGAGCACCAGTTGCTATCCATAAAGCAGACAGTGATATCATGAGTAAAGTAACTCGTGATAAATTTAACAAAGACAGATTGGCAAATGGTAATTATATTGAAACGACTGCTAATCACTTTGTATTTTTATTGGGTGATAGTCCATCAACTGCTTTAATTTCTATGAAATCTACATCATTATCTGTGAGTAGAAAATGGCTTACAACCATGATGGGAATTAAGCTACAAGGAAAAAATGGCTTATTTACTCCACCAACATATAGTCACATCTATAATCTAAAAACTGTTCAAATGACTAATGACAAAGGAACATGGTTTGGATGGACTTATATTAAGGTTGGACCTGTTAAAGATAAATCAGTTTATGATATAGCTAAGAATTTTTCTGAAAGAGTATCAAAAGGCGAAATTCAAACTAAACATGGTACTGAAGAATCTAAAACGGACGTTCCATATTAACCTAATTCTCAAATAGAGAATGGTTGCAACGAGAGGCGGCGAAGCGAGAGTGGATCCGCCTTTTAACTGGATGATAATATGGAAAAATTTATAGAAATATTTAGAGGGCTTAATAGAGCCCATGGATGTACCTACATAAACACCGTTCCTAAAAACGGAGTTAAATTAAAAACTAAATCTTTTGTTAAAAGAGAAAAAGTTACTAATGATCTTTGGCACAATCATTTACAGGGAATTGAACCCAGTCTGGGAATAATACCCATTAATGAAGAAGATACATGTAAATGGGGATGTATTGATGTGGACAGTTATGCTGGATTCGATCATCAAAAATTATTAAACAAAATTAAATTATTAAAATTGCCTCTAGTAGTATGTCGATCTAAATCTGGAGGGGCTCATATATTTTTATTTTCAGATAAGAATACAGAAGCTAAGATAATGAGAGATAAACTAAATCAAATTAAAGCAATATTGGGTTTTGGAAATGCAGAAGTATTTCCAAAACAAATAGAATTAAAATCAGAAGAAGATACAGGAAACTTTTTAAATCTTCCTTACTTCAGTGGAGACAATACAACAAGATATGCTTTTAAAGAAGATGGAACAGCAGCAAACTTAGAAGAATTTTATGGGATCTATGATAATGTAAAACAACTAGATATTGGTCTCATAAAGCTTGAGAGGCCCGAATCAGAATTCTCTGACGGGCCTCCATGTATAGAAACATTATCTATAGAAGGAATATCCGAGCCTGGCAGAAACAATGCTCTCTTTCATTTTGCAATTTATGCAAAAAAGAAATGGCCTAACAATTGGAAAGAAAAAATTTCATGGTTTCATGCAAAATATATTAAGGGAGATCTAGAACAAAAAGAAATAGATACCATTAAAAATCAACACGATAAAAAAGATTGGGGATGGAAATGTAATGATGTTCCTATGTGTAATCATTGTGATAAGCAATTATGTAAAACCAGACAATTCGGAATAGGTTCTCAAGCAATGTTTCCGGACTTAAGTGACTTACAAGAAATTCAATTAGAAGAACCTTATTATTATTTAAATGTTGATGGAAAAAGATTAAAGATTCCTAGTGCTAAATATTTAAGACAACAACCTTTATTTGAAGAAGCCTGTATTGCAGGGATTGGGATTTATCCTCCCAGCATGAAACTAAAAGATTGGAAAATTCTTATAAATCAATTACTTAGCACGCGAGAAGTTATTCCCCCTCCAAAAGGAACAGCTAAAAAAGATCAATTACAAAATCATTTAGAAGAATTTTGCACTAATAGAACTTCAACAACTGTGGAAAAAGACGATATTAAAAAAGGAAGTGTATTTACGGATAACGGAAAACATTATTTTCTTTTTGATTCTTTCTTTTATGGATTTCTTCAAAGAAGAAGATGGGATGTTAAATTTCAAGAAACTAGCCAGATGTTAAAAGAGCATTGTGGTTGTACTACAGAAAGAATTATATTAGGAAAAAGCAGGCCAACTGTTACCATTATAAATTCTTTCGAAAAAAAAGTAGAAGATTATAAACCAAAACAACTTAAACCGAAAGATAATTTTTAATGCTTAGACGTTGTTTTATTGAGAGTTTTATTGATGTAGGAACGGGTCTAATCCTTGCTATTCTCATTCAATTATATATTTTTCCATTTTTTGGATTATATCCAACAATTTTAGATAGTATAGGAATCGCTTTAATTTTTACAGTCGTCTCTATTATTCGATCTGCATTTTGGAGAAATTTTTTTAGGAGAATAAAATGAAAACAATTGTAATTGGACCCCCAGGTACAGGAAAAACAACAACTCTTTTAAATTTAGTTGATAAATATTTAAAAAAAACTGATCCAGATAAAATTGGATATTTTGCATTCACTCAAAAAGCTGCTTATGAGGCGAGAGATAGAGCAATGGAAAAATTTAACTTAACCGAAGACGACCTTCCTTATTTCAGAACACTTCATTCATTAGCTTTTAGAAGATTAGGAATACAAAAAAATAATGTAATGCAAAGAAGACAATATGAAGATCTGGGAAAAACGTTGGGATTTCCTGTGGATTATGAAGATAATGAAAGGGATATGAATGGAATTTTTTCTACTAAAAGTGATTATTTAAGAATTATTCAATTATCAAAATTAAGAAATATCTCCTTAGAGAAACAATATGATCTTAAAGAGCATACCCAGGATGTAGAATTTAATAAACTTAAAATCATATCAGATGCATTAGAGAGATATAAAAAAGAATATAATTTAGTGGACTTCAATGATATGATTATTGATTTTACTAAATCGGATACTTGTCCTAAATTTGACGTAGTATTTATTGATGAGGCGCAGGATTTATCTTCCATGCAATGGGATATGGCTAAAATTATATGGAATAAATCACCGGATAATTATATTGCAGGAGATGATGATCAGGCTATCTTTAGATGGGCCGGCGCAGATGTTAATAGTTTTATAACATTGGGCGGCGAATTTATTAAATTGACTCAATCCTATAGAATTCCAGCCAAAGTACATGAATTTGCAATGAAAATTATAAATAAAGTGGGCAATAGAATTCCAAAAGATTGGCGCCCTCGAACCGTTGAAGGAAAATTATCTAGTGATTTATTCCATATGGTTTTAGCCATATCCCACTGCATTGTAGATAAATCCTGCGCCTCATCAATAAATACCACATCAAATTTAGGACAAGTATCTGATTTAGTAAAATCAATAATCATATCATTGAAGTCCACTAAATTATATTCTTTTTTATATCTCTCTAATTCATTTGATATAATTTTAAGTTTATCAAATTCTACATCCTGGGTATGTTCTTTAAGATCATAT